TCGTTCTTGGTTAGCTCCATGTTCTCTGCTGGTTCCGTCTCAATTGACGGCGAAGGCATTGTCAAAATTTCTTGCACTGAATAAGGAGAATAAGACATGGCATTCGCAACAGCAAATTGGGCAACAGTTGGCGCTTCTAAAAGCGGCAATGCTCCAGCTATCTACAGCTACAAGTCTGCTACAGACAACAAAGCTGCTATCGCTGGCTCTGGCTATTTCAACACAGTTGAAGCTCTTATCACTACTGGTGATTGGATCTACACATACGGCAGCGATGGCGGTCAAACGCTTGTCGCTACCAACACAGCAGGCGTCATTACAACGGCTGTAATCTAAAGAAAGAAGGGGCTGGATACTCTGGCCCCTTCCACCCTTTACGGAGAACGATATGGCTGCTGGTGATACCTCACTCTCGATCTGCTCGGATGCTCTGATATTGTTGGGCGCCGCGCCCATTTCTTCTTTTACAGAAGGATCTGATTCAGCCCAGGCTTGTGATCGACTTTATCCAGATCTCCGTGACTCGCTGCTTTCAAACTATCAATGGAGTTGGAGCGTTAAAAAGGTGCAGCTAAATCGGCTGTCTACTGCTCCTATCGATGAGTGGAAGTATGCCTATCAAATGCCAGGAGATATGCTCTCCGGCGTCTTAGCCTTATTTACAAGCGCTGGTATTGGCGAGAACCCTGTCCGGTACGGGTGGGAAGTTTACGGCGATCAGCTATACACAAATTTCGAGAAGGTCTTTATCGACTACCAAGGTACAATCGATGAAAGCAAAATGCCAAATTACTTTGTGCGCCTTCTCCGCACCTCACTGGCTGCTGAGTTAGCCTTTACAATTACCGATCAGATTAGCAAGTCAGACTACTTTCGGGCCTTGGCATATGGCTCACCCGGTGAGTCAAACCGTGGTGGCTTGATGCGTGAGGCAATGAACATAGATAGTCGCGGTAAGCCGCCGCAGATCATTGAGGATTATTCTCTTATTGATGTGAGATACTAAAATGCGGATTATGCAGTTCCAAACGAATTTCTCGGTTGGTGAGCTTGATCCGCTTATCCGCGCTCGTACCGACTTGCAGCAATATCAGAACGCTCTTGAGGAAGCTACGAATGTAATCATTCAGCCGCAGGGTGGGTTCAAGCGCCGGGATGGTACGAAGTTTATCTATGACTTTGGATCAAGTTTTACTGACTTCAAAGTAATCCCCTTTGAGTTTAGCGTTGATGATAGTTACCTCTTGGTGTTTGTCACTCAGAGGATCTATGTGTTTAAGGCTGGTGTCTTGCAGACCAATATCAACGGATCTGGCAATGACTATATTACAGCAACCGATATCACTACCGCTATGCTGGATGATATCAACTATACCCAGGCGGTTGATACGCTCATTCTCTGCCATGAGGATCTCCAAACCAAGAGGCTTGTGCGCAACAGTGACACAAGCTGGACGCTAGAGAACTTGCCTCTGACAAATCTTCCTCAGTATGCTTATGCCTTTGACACGCATCAGCCAGACTTTACGATCACGCCCAGCGCCACAACTGGAAACATTACGATCACAGCTTCGTCAATGACTACTGACAACGGTACGGCACAGGCTGGAAGCTCAAACACGATTACTCTCAAGGCAGCAACAAGCTACACCGCTGACGATCAACCAAACGGTATGTTTATTACTTTAACTTCTGGTACTGGATCTGGACAGACGCGGCACGTTGAGGACTATGTAGCTTCCACCAAGGTTCTGACTGTCTATCCCGCATGGGATACGGCTCCCGATAACACCACTGGCTATAAGGTTTCTGCATTTGCAGAGGCCGCTGTCGGTGAATACGCTCAAGTCACAAGCACTTTTGGTCGCGCTCGGTATGTAGAGTATGTTTCTGACACGGTAATGAAGGCCGTTACAGAGGTTGATTTCTTTGATACCGATGCTGTTACTGCTGGTTTCTGGGAAAGCGAACATGGTTACGAAGATGTTTGGTCCAGCACTCGCGGCTGGCCTCGGTCTGCTGCATTCCATGAGGGCCGGTTGTATTTTGGTGGATCTAAGTCTCGGCCAAATACCATCTGGGGTTCTGGTGTAATCAATTACTTTGATTTCAACGCCGGTACTGGACTTGACGATGAGAGCGTTGAGGCAACGATCAACACCAATCAGCTCAATACTATTGTCAACTTGTTCTCTGGCAACGACTTTCGGATCTTCACAACCGGTGGTGAGTTTGTAATCCTACAAGGGACCAATGAGCCAATTACTCCTTCGACTTTCTTTGTACGGCCACAGACACGGCTTGGATCAAAGTCTGGTATTCCAATAGAAGAGCTGAACGGCGCGTCAATCTTTATTCAGCGCCAGGGTAAATCTATCAACGTCTTCCAGTTTGGCGATACTACAGCATCCTATCAGGTACAGAACATATCAGCTCTAAGCTCTCACTTGCTAAAAGATCCTGTGGACATGGCGGCGCGTAGGGCTGCGTCTACAGATGAATCGGATCGCCTGTTTGTGGTTAACGGTACTGACGGATCGATGGCGGTTTACTCTATCCTGGTCGGTCAGAATGTTATTGCTCCAAGCCGGTTCACAACAGACGGTGAGTTTATAGCTGTGGGCGTTGAGGTTGCAGATGTTTATGTGATCGTTAAACGGACCATTGATGGCACTGACAACTATATGCTGGAGAAGTTTGACCCAGATCTTACGCTAGATAGCTCTAAGGAGGGCGGAGCGGCGTCCTCAGTGACGTTACAGCATCTTGAGGGGGAGACAGTCCAGATCATTAGAGATGGCGTTCTAGAGCCAGAACAGACTGTCCCAGGATCTCCTTACACAGTTACGTTTGCTTCTGCTGCTACGTCTAGCTACCAGGTTGGTTTGAATTACACGGTCACAGCTAGGACAATGCCTGCGGAGCCGGTGCTATCTTCTGGATCTGTGCAGGGCTTTAAGAAACGTATTATCCAGGTTGATGCTATTGTGAACAGCACGAAGGATATGACGATTAACGGCAAGCAGATCTCGTTTAGAAACTTTGGCGAAGATGTGTTAGATTCGCCCGTTGAGCCTTTCACTGGCATAAAAACTGTGCATGGCTTGCTGGGGTATAGTGGAACGGGGCAGATTACGATTAGTCAAAATGTTCCGTTGGAAATGATTGTTCTCGGTCTTGAGTACCGGTTGAGCGTAGGGAGTTAAGACATGGAAGCAATGTCAGTAATAGGCCCGATAGTATCAGTAGGAAGTAAGCTTGCTGCGGCTAGTGCGCAGAGAGATGTCGGTGCTGCGCAACGGGCCAGTTATGAACAGCAAGCTCAGGCTGCTGAGTTAAAGGGCCGTTCAGAAGCCATTGCTTATAAGCAGCAGGGCGCTGATGCTTTGCAGAACTTGAATGAAACATTGTCTGCAATTATTGCCCGTGCCGGTGCTGGTGGGGTAGATCCTACATCTGGATCGGCGGCAACTATGCAGATGTTTGCTTTGTCTGAGGGTAGCAGAGAGGCTGCGATTGCCCAGGACAACGCGGCTCTTGCTCTAGGTGAGGCAACACAACAGGCTGGAATATACAGGTCTGCTGGTCGAACAGCCCAGCTAAGTGCAAATGTAAGCGCGGCTGCAAGTATTGGCGAAGCGGCTTACATGGCCGGTCAACTATCATAGGTTAGGTTAAAGAATGGCACAGCTCCCACGATATCAGCGACTAGGTGTAAGAACTCGTCAACCAGGTAGCATTGATTTCGCTGATACGCGGGAACAAGCGAGGTATTCTCAAAACCTTTCTCAGCAACTTAATCGTATGTCTGAATTTGCTTTTAAGGAAGCTGCCAGGGCTGCTACAATTCGCGGTCAAGAGCGAGTGCAGGAAGAGGGCGCGGTCTCAACACTAGAGGCTATTGATGAAAAGGGTGGTGCGTTTACCATTGCTGATCGTGCGGCGTATGAGCTTGGAAGTCGCGTTGCTGTTGCTGAAATTCAGAATACTGCTGAGATTGAGATCTCCCGTATTTTGACTGACGGTGAAAAAAACGAAACTCCCTTCTCAGTCATTCAATCACAGCTTGCAGACGTAACGGACGGTTATTCTGAGTCTCTCAGGGTAATAGATCCAGCAGCATCTTCTGTCTTAAAGGTTAATTTGCAAGGTGCTGCTGCTACGGCAACTGAAAAGTATTCTAATTATTATGTTAAATTGCAGGCTCAAAAGCAGGCTGTAAAAAGATCGAATGCTGCTGAACGTGGAGCAAAGAGCGTATTAGAATCGGCCATTCTCCCTGGTATGACGATGGAGGAAATAAACAAAAAGATCGCTGTTGAAACGGAGCTTCAAATCGGGCTTGGCGCCACAGAGCTGCAAGCCGCTGAATTTGCAGAGAATGTTTACAATGCTGCTTACAAAGAAAAGCTAGTGTATGAATTTAACACTGCTTCACTTGAAGAAAAGCAGGAAATGCTCAAGGTTATGGAGACAGAGGCTCTCCCTGGTATGACGTTATCTCAAACTCAAGGTGTTAGAAAATCGCTCAAAGCAGATTACAATTCTGCTCTTGCCGTAACCAAGGGTGAGAATAACGCTGTTGTATCGGAAGTCGCAGAACTGGAGAGAGTTCTTGCTTTGGGTGGGATGCCTTCTGAAAAACAAATTGCTACTCTGAAGCAGCGCGCAGATGCCCTGGGGGATCAAGGAGCCGCAGCAAGGCTTGCTATTGCAGACTTAGAGTTTAACGCCGAAAACGCATCTGTATATAGATCCATGACTGCCGAAGATCTTTATAATGAAGTTGAAACTCTCAAGTCTGGGATACAGGGATTGGGTGGAGCTGGCATTGACACCTTACTAGAAGCTGAAACATTGCAGGTTGCTCAAGCTTATTTAACAGCCGCTAAAGCAGCTATTAAGGCTGCGTCTGATGCAGAAAAAGCAGAGTTCCAGCCAATTGTTGATGCTTTATCAAGCGATGTGACTACATTCCAAGATATCGTTGACAAAGGTATAGCCGTAAATCCTGAAGACATGGCGAGTCTTGTGCAAAGGCTTACTGAAATCCCACCCAATTTGCGTGGAGATCTGGAAGGGGAGCTTGGAACTTTATTAGAAACCGGCGAACTTGGATCAATATTGCAGTCATATACCCCAAAAGAGATTGCTGATTATATGTCGGGTCTCCGTGCAGAGGGGGTTGATACATCTATTGAGCTAAAACAATTGAATCTTGCTGAAAAAATGTTGAGCAACATGGAGACTCAGCTTGCAAATGATCCATTAACTTTCGCTATGAATGTTGGGGTTAAGGATACTAATAATAATCAGATACAAATCTCGACTATAAATCCGACTGCACAAAACCCGGATGTTGTCGCCAATGTTCAAAAGCGTGTTTATGATGCTCAGGTAATTGCATCTAAGTATGGCATAGAGCCTAAATTTTTCACTGCTCAAGAAAGAGATCTTCTTACAGAGTTTTTAAAATCGCCCCAGACAGATAGGTCTAAATTGATGTCTTTCCTCGGCAGTATTGTCGAAGGAGGAGGTCCAGCGGTTCCACAGATGCTTTCAGAAATATCTAGCTCTTCCCCAGAGTTCGCTGGTATCGGCGCTTTGGTAAATGAAGAAAATATGAGCGCCGCCAACTTTGCGCTTCGGGGTCTTGAGTATTTAAAAGCTGGCAACAAGATAAATGATTTTACTCCCGCAAACACAGAATCTATATTTTTAGAACTAACAGATGAGGCTTTGAAGTTTGCACCTAATACCAAAAGAGTAATACAGGAAACTGCAAAACTGATTTACGCTGATATTTCTCAGGGCCAAGATAAGTTTTCCGCAGACTTATGGAGAGAGTCAATTGAAATGGCTTCTGGAATGAAGTCTTCTGACGGGGTTTCTGTTGGCGGCATTCAAGAAGTTCGCGGAAAGAATACTCTTTTGCCTGCCGGTGTTAGTGCTGAAGCTATAGAAAACGCATTAAACAATATTGATTTTAGCTCCGCATATGCAGCAAGCAATCAGGTCGTAGATGCGGGTATTTTGAGTTCAGTAAATGGTGACGGAATAATAAATACTAAAAATGACTGGCAGGTTCTTTCTCTGGGTGGCAATATGGCCGGTATTACTTTTGGGTCCACTCAGTACGGTGAGCCGAAATATGTTACTGATTTAAGTGGCGCACCTTTTAGGTTTGATATTCTGAAGTTAATTGAGGCCGTCCAATGAACTTTGACAAACCAGATTCCTTAGATTTTCTTCCTCAAAACGGAATATCTCAAGCACCTAATTCTATTACGGAGAATTTGACAGGGGCTTTTGATGCCACGAAATACACGGGCGGCACTGGTTCTAACAGTAAGAACTTTACGTTGCTTGATGTTTGGTCTCCAATTGTTGAAGAGCTTAATTCAACTGGTGGTGAATTTGAAAATCCAGCAATTTGGTTGTTTGAAAATTCGCCTACAAGATACAGAGCAAAGACCGAAGAAATCTATTCTTATATTGAACAGAATAGCGATTGGCTTCCCGTTGAGCTGGGGAAAGTAAACCCTCAATTCTTAGACGATACCATGAAAAGCTTTGTTGAAAACAAAGAAGCGGAAATGGCGGAGCTTGTGAGAAATAACCCTGGTTTTATCAGGGGTGCAGCAAGATTCGTTGGAGGAATGGGTACTGGATTTGGAGATCCTGTCACACTTTACACGATGCCATTCGGAGGTTGGTCCAAAACTCTTTGGAAAAACATAGCGCAAAGCGCGGCTGTGAACGCTGGTGCTGGTGCTATAACAGAGCTTGATGTTAAGGAATGGTATGACGAACTTGGATTAGAGTACAGTTATGAGGACTTCATTAAAAACGTAGGTATGCAAGCTGCATTCGGCGCGGCTATGCCTGCTGCTGGTGCAGCTATAAGAATGACCGGAGAGCAGGGTCTCAAAGGCTGGAATGTTCTCAAGAACAAATTGCAAAAGCCTTTGGATATAGAAGACCAAGCTATAGTTGATGCGTTAGACAACCAGGCTGACATTGAATCCTCGAACCCTTTACAGTCTCCTAACAGCATTGAGGCTGAATTTGAACATGAGGCACGACTGTCAGATGCTAGTGCTGCTGTACGGCAGGGCGAAATACCTCGCATTCCAAGTGAGCCAACTTCGCCAATTAGTCCCCAGGCTGCGCAAAGATCGGTAGATAACCTAGATGGCGTCATTTACGATCTTGACCCAATGGATATTGAGGTGGATGCCAAGACATTCCAGTTTAAAGAGGGCGGAGATGAGTTCGGTGTGACTGAGCGTCTCCAGGGGATTACTACCTGGGATAAGTACAAGGCCGGTACTGTTACTGTTTATGAATATGCTGATGGCCGGATGGCTATTGCAGATGGACACCAGCGCCTTGGTTTGGCAAAGCGCATACGCTCACAAGATCCTTCTCAGGATATCCGGGTATTTGCTTACAAGCTTCGTGAGACAGATGGCATAACGCCACCAGAGGCCCGTGTAATCGCGGCAATGAAGAACATCGCAGAAGGCACAGGAACGTCCATAGATGCAGCAAAGGTTCTCAGGGTAGATCCTAGTCGCATATCTGAGCTTCCGCCACGTTCTGAGCTTGTACGGCAAGCCAGGGACATGATGGGCCTAAGTGATACTGCGTTTGGTGCTGTTGTAAACGGAGTTGTGCCGCCAAACTACGGTGCGATTGTGGGTCGGCTGATCGATGATGAAGGTCTCCAGGGCGCAGCTATTGAGGTTTTGGCTAAGGCAGATCCCAGCAATGCTTTCCAGGCAGAGGCTATTGTTCGTCAGGTACGCGAATCAGATGCCGACCAGGTAGAACAGATCTCATTGTTTGGTGAAGAGCTGGTAACTGAAAGCCTTTATGTGGAACGTGCTAAAGTTCTGGACCGGGCTTATAAAGAATTGCGCCGTGACAAGGCAGCATTTGAAACCCTTGTAAGAAACTCTGAGAGATTAGAGGCAGAAGGAAATGTTCTTGTAAAGGACGTAAACCAAAGAAAGGCGAATACAGATGCCCAAACGATCGCGCTCCTCCAAACGCTTGCAAACCGCAAAGGGCCGCTCTCAGACGCCCTCAACGATGCAGCAAGAACAGCAAGAGACACAAACAGCTATGTCGCCGCCACAGGAGGATTCCTTGATGCTGTCAGAGGAGCAATTGAATCGGGCGACTTCGACCGCCTATCTACTGGCGACATTGGACGCGCTGTCGATGGTGCGCCGGAGATCACTAGATCTCAAGTTACAGACGAACCAGCCCTCGACGGATTCGATGAACCGTCAGGCGTAGCTTCGGAACGGCAGGCAGATCAGCTCATTGCCGATATGTTTGGTGCTGATGAGGTTGCTCCTGTGGCTCCTGTACGGACTAATGCCGAAATAGAAGCAGACTTAAAGGCTAGACAGCCTGTTGAGACTGTCGATGACATCTATGCTCTGGCAGAAGACTCGCAATCTTATATTGCCAAAATCGGTGCTGACCTTGAGGGTGAGCTTGGCGTTTCATTTAAAAACCCAGGTTTAAAAGATATAGATACCGCTAGAGAAAAGATGCAGCGCAAAGCATATGCGTCCTCAAAGGAAATGACGGATATCTCCCGTGGCGGTTTTGTAATTAACAAAGCAGATGATGCTGACGCTATTGTTGCTCGCTTCGGATCGTGACTGGGAAAC